ATGAATGTTGTCGAGAAAGTTAATTTAATATTAAAAAAGGCTAATATTTCCAAAGTAAACCTATCAAAGTATTTAGGAGTATCAAGACAGATGGTTTACAATTATTTTGATGGTGACGATTTATCAAAACTTCCAAATGAGAAGTGTCAACTACTATTTAATTTACTTGACGCCACATCAGAAAAAGAAATATTAGACATAAGCATAACAAATGATTATCTTCAAAGAGTAGGGAGTAAAATATTTGATACAAAGAAGAGTACACAAAAAAAAGAAGAAGCAATTGACTTAGCAGGTTTAAAAAAAGACGAAATAATGTTAATTGGTGAAATTAGCCAAATGCTTAAGAATATACTTATTGAGAATAAAGGTAGAGAAGGGGAGGCCTATACTACTGTTGAGTATGTCCATCACTTTATTGAAAACTTAAGTACTACTAAAGAATTAAAATACATTTTAGGATATTTCTCTAAGAATTTTGGTTATACCGATCCCAATAAATTTGCTTTCGATGAAAATAATCAATATATATTAGAAAGCATTATGTACTCTGCTATGACATTATATAGTAATGGGGGAGCTTCTCGCACTAAACTTACCGAATCACATCGTAGATGGGAAGCTATGTTAAATAGCAAAAAAGAAGAAAAATTAACTAGAACACAAGAATTAAATACTGCTAAAATAAGAGCCTTAAGAGAACTAGGATATGATGAAATAGATAAAAGTAATGCTAGTGAAGTATTAGACAAAATAGCAGAAATTATGGCTCAAAAATTTTAATTTAAGTCCCCTACTTTAATTTTTACTAAAAATAGGGAAGAACTATAATAATATATTTAATGATTATTTAAATAAATTTATTAATAGTAGATGATGAAGTATCCATCTCAAATTAAATAAGAACGTATATAATTAATTAACTGTATAATAATATAAATAATTATATAGTTAATTTTTTTATAAAATAAATTTATATTTAAAATAATAACTATAATAATATTATATGTAATATAAAAAGATAAATACTATCTAAAACCTTATTTTATATGGTAATTTAAGGTTAACAACTATATTACTTTTAATTAAATATCTTACTTCCTATAATTAATATTAAAAATAATTAAAAGTTCCTATAATCGAAAAAAAACGGCAAATAAGGCCGTTTTATTTTTTTTCTATAGTCATAATCATATTATGCTTTTTTATTATCTTCATTAAAGTATCAAAATAAAAGTCGTTTTCTCCAGTTTCTATTTTTGTTATTCCATCTCTGCTTTTTCTTCCTAGTTCTTTAGCAAGTTCGGTTTGTGTTAAACCTGTCCACTCTCTAATAATTTTAAATACTTCATTATTTTTATAATTATTAGCAATTATCTTCATTATTTTACACCTCATATACAGAGTATCATAAATACACAATAAAAAATCAAAATGGGTATTGACAATACACATATTTTTTGATATATTAAGTGTGTATTAAAAATACACAAAGGAGGAGTGTAAAAATGATTAATTTTATTAAAAATAACAAGGGTGTGATAATTTTCTATACATTACTTGCCGTGATTACATATATTTCAATCCATTAGTGTATAGGTGCCTAATTAGTTAATCTTAGGTTAAATGGCAGGGTCAGCCTATACACTCCTACTGGTTGAAACGATAAACATCGTTTTAATATAAAAAAATGAAAGGAGATTCAAATTATGGAATTAAAAATTACATTAACTAGTTGTTTAGTATATCAAGATAAGACAACTAACCAGGACAAGACTAGAGTAGGTTATATAGTTGCTGATACTAGTTTTAGACAAAATAGCGATAAGTTTAAGGGCTTTCCTGATTTATCAATATTCTACGATGGTACTGAAGTATTTAACAAATTACCTGTTGATTGGTTCGGTGTACCAGTAGTTGCTATTATTGAGAGTAAACCTAATCCTAGAAACCCATTAAGAGAAACTAAAGTAATTAAAACCTTAAAATTAGGCTCTAATGTTATTAATTTGGTATAACCCTAATCATAATAATTTTTATTGGTCTTTTGGTGGTAATTACAATTTAGAATTATTTTCTGAAAATGGTTTCGGTCATATAGTAGTTGCTATATACGTAAGGAACGGTCTTAAGTACGAATCTTGTAAAACTGTACGTAATGCTTATATTAGACAAGATGACTTAAGGAATACTAAAAAGAATAGGCTAATAAGTCATTTAATTGACTTTTTAGATAAGCAAAGAAGAAAATAAAATTTTCTTCAGAAAGGAGATAAACATTATGTTATTTATGGATGGTGCTACAACTGCTGCGGCTAATATAGATTTTAGTTCTTACATTACTGCTTTAACCTCTTCTATTACTACTGCACAAGTACTAACTGTTTTAGCGGCTGTAGTTGGTGTAGGTATGGCTTTCTTTCTAATGTGGCTTGGAGTTAGAAAAGCTACTAAAGGATTTACAACTGCTGTATCTACCGGAAGAATCAGAATATAGGACTTTTCAGTCCTCCTCTATAGGTATAGGACATTGTCTTATACCTATTTTTTATTGAAAGGAATGATAAAAATGAATAAAGAAAAAGAAATGAAAGAAATTGAAGATTTAATTGAGTTTTTACAAAATTTTTTTAAATCTAATACTAAAGAAAAGAATTTAATTATAATTAAATTAAAAGGTGAAAATGAAGATTTTGCTAATTGGCTTGAAAAAATAAGAGATTTTACTCCCGAAATGAGATTAGAATTATATGACAATTTGAGGGATTTTTAATATGAGATTTATAATATGTTTTATTATTGCATTAATAATCTGGTTTATTAAGAAAGGAAAAAAGAAAATATGATAAGTGATTTTTGTATGCATGGAAGAAAGAAGATAACTTATTTCTTTCAATTAGTTAAATATAATAAAAATTTTAGAAAAGAAAACCCTACTTATTTTTATCCTGATGGACTTTTAGTCTTTGTTGGTGGTCAAGGTAGCGGTAAAACTCTTTCCGCTGTAAATTATACTTATAATTTAGCCCAGGTTTACCCTAAAAGCCTAATAGTTACTAATATTGACTTAAAAGATTTTCCTGTCGATAATAAAAGAGTTTTTAGATTTAATGACGCTACTGACTTAAAAAGGTATAAAAATGGTAAAGAGGGAGTTATTTTTCTAATAGACGAAATACATCTATATTTTAATTCTTTACAAAGTAAAAATATAAATATGGACGTTATGACTCAAATAGCACAGCAAAGAAAACAAAGAATACACATTGTAGCGACTTCTCAAGTTTTCGGACGTTTGGCTAAACCACTTAGAGAGCAATTTTCTAATGTTGTATATTGTAAAGGCTATTTTAATTTTATTCAGAAAAATGCTCTCATTGATAGGGACAGTATAGATAGTGAAGAGTCTACTGGTACTAACTTAACTGGTAAAGTAGTTAAGAATTATTGGTGGTTTAGATGTCCGAAAATGTTTGAAAGGTACGATACTTATGCTGTTATTAATAATAAGAATCTAACCGCTGCTTTAGATTCTCAAGATATTTATAATTATGTTGGAGGTGGAAACTATGGAAGTAAATTATCAGGAAATACTTAATTTCTTAACTCAGTTCTTTTATGTTATTGGTCCTATTGCTGTTTTATTCGTAATAGTAGAAGTTGTAACTAATCTATTTTTAAGTTTTGTACGAGGCGATAGGAGAGTGAAACTATAATGTTTAATACTCAAGAATATCAATATATTAAAGATTTAACAATTAATTTTTATAATCAAGGTTATAAAAATTACTTATGTTATACAAATAACGTTAACAATTATAGCACTTCTTATTATGACGTTATTTGTTATTATTCTAAAAATAATTTAGATTTAAATTCTTATACTTTAAGTTTACATACTGATACTATTAAATGTTCTTTTGATAGTAAAAGTTCAACTTCTAGTTATAAAAATAATTCTAGTTTAAATTGTGGTAATAACTCTGATAATAGCGTTAATATAAACGCTAAAGAGTTTATTTACTCCAATGTAGGAAATAACTCTGATTTAATTTCAGAGTATACCAACAATTTAAAGTATCAAGGTAATATTAGCCTTTTTCTTACTTCTATTTTGGCTATGTTAGTACTTCTATTCTTACATAGATTTACTTCACGAATATTAAGGAGGTAAAAAATGAAAGATTTTTTAAGGTATTCAAAAAATAGATTTTTATACAGTTTCTTTAAACTACTAATATTGATTGCTATAGGCTTTTTAATAGGTAGTTTAAAGGTTAATGCTGCTACTTATGAGTATCAAATTTTTGGTGGTGTTAATAATAGTGAATTTGGCATTGAAGCTAATGGCTCTCGTATATCTACTGAAGATAAGTTTATATTCTTTGGTAAAACTATGAACAATTATATGTATGTAGATGTTTGTACCACCGGTAATAAGCCAAGTTCTTGGGTTTATGATGTTAAAGCCGGGTCCGCTTCAATATCTACTCAGATATTGAAAGTTAATAAAAGATGTGTTGTTTCTGGTTATAATGCCGACGTTTATCGTTTTACCTTTTTTATAGCTTCAGCAAGTGATATTGGTCAAGATAGGTTAGGTCTTACTTTTACTACTCGTTTGTTTAATGAAACTTCATATTATACATACATGAGAATTTTATCTGTTTTCGGATCTGATACCTTATCTTATTCTGATATAGAAGCTGGTCAGAACGAGTCTATTCAGCAGCAACAGAAAGAGTCAATTGAAGCAACTAAGAAAGTTCAAGAAGAACAAAAGAAAACAAATGAAAAATTAGATCAAGCTGAAAATACTCGTAAAGGTATTTGGGAGACAATAAAAAGTATTCCTGGAACGATAGGCACCTTTTTTGATAATCTTGGTACCAAGATAGGTAATTTTTTCAAAGATTTATTAGATGGTATTTTAGAGGGATTAAAAAAATTATTTATACCTGAAGACGACTATTTTAAAAATTGGTTTGACGATTTTAAAACTTATTTTGAAGAAAAATTAGGTTTTATAGCAACACCATTTACAATAATTATTGACTTTGTTAATAGTTATTTAAACTTATCTTCGTCAAACGATATAATTATTGATGTCCCTGATATAACTGTACCTAATTTTGAAGAAAATAAAATTATATCTGCTACTACATTTAACTGGAGTCAAACATTAAGAAGTAAACAAGCACTTAATACATTATGGCAACTTTATTTGTCATTTATAGATGTCTATCTAATACTTAATTTTATTAATTTATGTGAAAGTAAATACAATCGTATATTTGGTGGTGATACTACAAATTACGAATACTATACTGTTGAAGATTCTTATACATTTGATAATGATACTGGAGAGGTTCTTTCTGCTAGAAGAAACGAAAGAACAACTACAAGGAAGAAGGTGGAATAATGATAGTTAAAGCAATATTTGACGCAATATTAGGTTTATTTAAAGTTGTATTTAATTTACTTCCAGATGTTCCATCTTTTCCACAAACATTGTTGGAAAGTTTAGATACTGTATTTGATACAATATTTGGTCATTTAGATTTATTAGGTTTATTTGTAAGGATAGATACTATTAAAACATTAGTACCATTATTAATAATAGTAATTAACTTTGAACATATTTATCATTTTGTTATGTGGATTATTAAGAAAATACCACTATCTATCGATTAGCCCAGACCCTTGCAAGTTTGCAAGGGTGGGGCTATGTTATCTAACTATTAACGTCAGTGGTAGCGTAGCGGACGTGTAGCGTTAGCGTATTCTTACTAAAGGGGTAATAGGGGTCTCCCCTATACTATGCGGGAAAAGTAGCCCTGACCGGCTACTTTGGGCGGCTAGCCCTAAAAGCGATACGAGGAGGTTGATATCTTGAATAGAATTAATGAGACTACGAGCGAGGGTGTGAAACACCCGGCTGCTCCTTTACTTGATAGTAGTCTCATATCTAAGTATGAAGATGTAGAAAGAAGAATAATTTATGATGTAAAAATTATTCATTGTGGAGATACTTATCAAATTTACAAATTTGATAAAACCAGGTCTAAAGAAAATAAAAAAGATAGAGATATTCCTATCATTCCAAAAGTCAGTATTAAAGATATTGATACTGATAATCTATATAAGCCTGATAGAGTAGAGGAGGTTAAACCTATTCTACTGTCAAATGCTATCAGAAGTAATTTAAATTGTCAGAGAATAGCAAAGGCTAATCGAGACAATTGGGAATCTTTTATAACTTTAACTTTTAAAGAAAATATTACTGATATAGTATATGCTAATAAAATATTTAATGCTTGGGTATCTAATGTCAGAAAGTTAAAAAAAGATTTTAAGTATATTGCTGTTCCAGAATTTCAAAAAAGAGGTGCTGTACATTATCATATCTTGTCAAATCTAGGTAAAGAAGATACTAATATTATAATACCTCAAAAAGAAAGAACAGAAAAAACAAAAGATTTAACTACTCTATTCGATGTTAAGTATTGGAGTAGGGGCTTTGCTAGAGTTGATTTTATTAAAGGAGATTATAAAAAAATATATTCATACATTTGTAAATATATGACTAAAGATATTGACGATAAATTATTTGGAAAACATAGATATTTTAATTCACAAAATCTAAATAAACCTCGTGAAGAGTTTTTAGATTTATCTAATGAAAGAGATTTAAAACATTTTAACGATATTATAAATAATTCTTCTATAGATTATTCTTCCCAGTATAAAGATATTTATACAGATTCAAATATCGAATTTCTAGAAGTCGTTAAAAGCCATTAATTATGCGTCTTTTTAATCAAATATCTTACTTCCTATAATTAATATTATGTTAACTTCTATAAAAAAGAGAATATAAGTATAATATAATTAATTTAGTAAATACTATTATTGGAGGTAATTAAAATGAGTAAGAAAAACAAAGATAATAAGACTAAGACTAAATCTAATAATTTTGATTGTCATTGTAATGATGTTAATTTAGATACTGATATGTCTTGTGATTGTCATAAAGATAATTGTCATTGTACTAAGAAGAATAGTACTAATAATTTTGAAGAAAAAGGAGAATAG